CATGTCAGCCCCGATGCCAATGAAAGAAAAGATGGAGCCTGCAGCAGGTATGCCGATGATGGCGTACGGCGGCAAGATGAAGAAGTCTAAATAAACCTCTTAGACTTTTCTAAGACCTCGTTACCTGTTTCTATCAGGTATCTTAAAAGGGATGTTACAGAATACGTACCCTCGTAGTCTGGCATCCCTTTATTCATTACGGATTCAAAGTCGGAAGGATTGACGGACTCGCACTCAAGGAGTATGTTTCCGTCTTGTTGTAGGTACGCTTGCAGTACAAATAGTTTAGTCCTAGCATTTCTGGACATCGTGTAATTTTCCTATTTCAAGATTGTAGCAATCCGCTTTGAAGATAAACCCGTTAGAAGGGTCAACCTCTCCCCGCTTGTGCCGGGTTGCCATCTTGAAGTAATCTTCTTTGGTAACTTCACCAAGTATCCACGCTGTTTTATAGTCGTTCATAAGGCGTACGAAAATATACTTGTCGCACTTTTGCTTCGTACCGTGTGACGCAACGCTGCACTCGTACTCATCTTCTGGTACGGTGTTACAGCGCTTAGTCTTTACGTCGATACGATAGTCACCCTTAATCAGGTCGTAGTCTTTGGTAGATGCTTCGATACCGTCGATGTAGTCCTGTACAATCACTTCACCAATAGCACCTACAACGTGGGCTGTACTGCCAGTAATACTACCTTGTATTACCCCGACAGTTGCAGCCTTTTCTTTTGCCCGTCGTACTATCTCTTTTGTTATCTGTACTTCTATTATCGCCATTAGCACTACCTCTGAATCTATGCTTAAAAAAGACTATAGTATTTAGCGCGGTGTTTAGCGTAACCATAGCTAGCAACCACCACTGCCACCAGAGTAGCGTAAACGTACCTGTATCGTCAAGCATTTTTTTCTCTTTCTTTTAATTTAAGTGCCATCCACTCACTATAGCAAGGATGACCTTTAGGGGGGTCGTACTGTATCCACCCATCGCCACGTTTCCAGATCATGCTGCAGTCAAGTCCACTACTTCACAAACGCCAGCAGTACAGGCTAACTCACGAGAACCCGTCGTGTTGTCTTCCTTTTCAAACTCAGTTAGCTTGTTCCAATCTAGCTCTACGTGCGAGTATGTTTGCTGCCAATCTAGATAGTCTTCCCGTTCGATATCCTGATACGGGGCTTGCTGATAGGTGTGGTCACTATGAGGTAGGAAAGATACCCCTGACGCTACGTCAAAGTTCTTATACACCCATGCACCAACTTCCATCCACTCATCTTCCTTGACAGAGATAGTGACTGACGGCTTGTGTTCACACCAATGTAAAGCGTATGTTTTCCACAGTTCTAGCTGTTCGATAGCTGTCATCTGAGTACGTGTCACCGCACCTTCTGGTGACTTCATAGCGAACAAGAACACGGTTGTCGAGTCCGGCTTCATCACATCCCGTTCGTGGGGTACACCTGACTCAATCATAAACTGCGTAAGTGGGTCTTTGTTATCGCCACGTACAGTACGGATGTAGTAATCGTTGTGCCGTGCGTGAATGCCACTAGCAGTGTCAGTCAACTGAGACACAGTACCTGACGGCTTTACACAAGTGATTGCAGCAGACTGAGGTATGCCGATAGCTTTAGCGTATTTAGCGTTAGTAGCTGCTGCCTCTATCCGCATCTCCTTCAGCCACTTTGCACTGTCTACATTCTTAGATAAGATATGATGATCCATAATACCTGTAAGAGATACGCCAAGCAATCTTTCTTCTTCTGTATTCTTCTTCCATACGCTTCTCAGGTATTTGAAATCAGTTAGTGTAGCCTGAAGCGTACCCACTATGGTAGCCAGCCTAACTTTACGCTTTAAGCTTTCGAGGTCGTCTGTCTCGCGTACCATAACCTCTGACAAGTTACAGAACTGGTACGGACGGAGTATGATTTCAGAACACGGATTAGTACCCCACATGTGTCCTGTCTCACGACGCTTTGAACGTGCTACCTGTTTGTCAGCAGCTTCACGGTTAAACATACCCCGTTCACCTGACTTGCTTTCGTACAGGGCTACCCACTCACGCATGAATGTGCCTATCTCAGGCTTACCCTTGTATGCTACAGAGTTATTAGCCAACGCACGTTGACCTTCGTTCTCCCACCACGAACCAGACTTAGCATGTGCCATTTGGTCGTCGTTAAGGTTAGACAGGCTAATCAGAGCAGAGCGACGTACGCCACCCACTACAACAATCTCGCCAATCTTACACATAAGGTCGTGACACTCGATAGGAAACAGTCTGCGTCCTTGTGCTTTCTTGAATGTCTGCACAACAAAGCGGAACAGGTCATCTAACGGTTGTGGTCCTGATGCTCTGCCACCCATAGTCTTCAGCCGTTCTCCTGCAGGGCGTACAGCAGACAAGTCCCATGTAGGTATCTGTCCTGCATACAACAGTGCAATCAACTCACGCAGAGACTTAGCCCAGCCCGGCTTGCTGTCACCTACCTTAATTATGGTATCGGTGCTGTGCATGGCATCACTGACTACAGGAAGCTTGTCTACGTTCTCACGCTCTACAGAAAAGCCTACACCTGTACCACACATCAGTATGTACATACACTCGTCAAACGAACGAGGGCTGTCTACGGGTATGTAGGAACAGTTGTATCCGGCAATGTTATCTCGTGCCAATGCTGCACCAGATGTCATCATCGCTCTCATGCTTGGCATGATTTCTAAATTAAGAATTGCCTCACGAATATCGTCCTCGTCTTTCTTAGATAACTTATAGTCGTGCTTGCCGCGTACCTGATTAACCATGAAGTTAACATAACGGTCTACAGTCTCGTGCCAATCTTCACGACGCTGTTCATTATCTAACCAACGAGCGTAGCGTGACTTGTGTATAAATTGCTGATAGGTGGTAGGGAGCATATTACTCATTGATTTCCTCTTTTTCTTTTGGTAGCCAAACATCAACATCTGATTGACAGTTTGGACAGTGTAAGTTTGTTAGCATAGCGAAGTTTTCGGTTTCTTCAGAAATATCGTGGTCGCTACCCCAGATAAGTTCAGTACCACAATGCCAGCATTTCATTCTTCTATCTCCTCTATCAGTCTTGCGAGGTAGAAGGCCGCTTTCTTGAGGTCTTCGATTCCGTTTTTGTATCTGTATCGCCAGAGATACTTTGCGATGTTTCCTTGCAGGTAGTATTCGTACCCATCGCCTGTCTGCGCCTTGATTGCGTCAAGGCACTCGATACCTGCCTGATTATAGTGTGGCGGCTTGTTAACCATGTCGACATTTCCGTACGCCTCTTTACCTGCCTGTTCGTATTCTTCGTCTATCTGTTTCATAATATTATAGTAGCTTGTCATCTGTCATCACCACTGCCCTGTAGTTTGTTTTCCCGCGAACGCTTCTGTAGCTTGTTCACATTCATCTCAGCTATGTCTTGCATGGAATACCCCAAGTCATTAGCCAGACTAGCAATGTACCACATGACATCGCCAAGTTCAAGGGCAATAGCATGGTTAGAATCTGTCTTACCATCGCGTATGATTTTCTTTACCTTGTCTGCTACCTCACCAGCTTCACCAGCTAGACCAAGTGCAGGGTACAGTATCTTGTACGCTTCAGGATAGATAGCAGTTTTTAAGGCAGCTTTCTGATAGTAGTTTATGTGCCACTGATCCTTCATTGCTTTCTCCCAAAGTCTACCTTAATAATGTTTGAGGTCGTTGAGTTTACCATAGCCTCTAGAAACTCTTTATCGTCCCCTTCTTCAGCGTTTTCTGCCATACTTTCAGCAGCAAGTCCGTATTCTATTTCAGCTACGCCCCTGTCGTACATCTCGTCCGTGTTCTCTCGCAGTTGGGTCATAACAGCGTGAAGCATGACGTACGCTGGCGAGAAGTCTTCCTCGTTATCATACTCCTTGCCCGTAGTATCATACCCTTTGACGGTAAACGCACCAGCACCCGTGTCCTGCAGTATGACGTAGTATCTACCACCTAACAAAGACCCAGCCTCTATCTGAGATTCTATGACATCCATTACATCGTTATCGTTATCATTTGTCATTTCTTTTCATCCAATCTGAAGGTATGCCACCCTCTGCCCATTTGAAGTTGTGACGCTCACACCAATCAGCATAGGTGGTTTTGCTGCCTCTGTAAATCTTATTATTAGCATTCATAAAAACAAATCGTATATCTAAATCAGGGTGTTGGTTCTTTACCAGTACCATCTTGACTCTATCTGCTTTGCACAAGTGGCCTTTTGCTTCTACGTAAATGTCGCTGTCTGGTAGGTAGAAATCTGGGGTGTATGTTTTGGGTTTGGGTACGTATGTGAACCGGGAGTTTTCGTACTCAAAGTTGATGCCTCTGTCTTTGAGGGAACGAGCCAGACTCAACTCAAACTGTGACCTGAATCCCGCTAAGTGCTTCACACCAGAACGCCTATTGACGATAGCCTTTGTTTTAGATACCCTGCGAGTCTTGGGGACAGTCTTTGAATAGCTTCTAACTCTGCTACTAAGGGGTGAATCGGCACACATATATTTGCTCCTTGATGTGAAAGCATACCCATCTTCTGTAGTTCCCCTTCTACAGTACGTATGTCTCTAGCGTCTGTCTCTGGCATCAGAAACCCGCTATCGGTGTAGTTCTCTCTTAATGTAAATGGCAATCCGCGCTCGTGCTGACGTAACCATACAACTTTACGTTCGCCACCTGTACCATTAACTGACTGTATATAGATATGATGAAGATGGTCGTTCATCTCCATCAAGTCTATCGAGTAATCCCTGACTCTGATAAAAGGCATATCACAGTTCCTTTTTCTTCAGCTTTGTGTACCACACACGAGGCGGATTCTTTGCCTTAGACGTAACCTTATCATGCAGTACAGAGTCAGGCCAACAGTGGCTTCTGTACCCGCAGAAGTTACAGCTTTTGTTTAGAAGTTTGTTTCCTGTTTTAACTACCTGACCATCTCGACGGTATGTTTCGTCTTCTGGTGCAAACTTCACGAAAGGCGAATCAGGATTAATCAGAACTTCTACCCGTTGTTTTGCATCTTCCAAGTACCGTTGCTTGTCGCTGTCATGCCACTCTGGTACAGGAACTTCAAGTATCTCCCCAGAAGATTTGTTGACTACCAGCCAGCCACCAAAAGGCATACCCATAGATTCGCCATACAGATAGCCCTGCATAATGTATCCGAATGGGTCTTCTTCTAGTAGCTTCTCATAGCCGCCTCTGTACTTATTCTTGAATGCCCAGTCACTAGCTGACTTCACATCCCACACACGTTCTACGCCCATCTCGTCGCGTATGATTAGGTCTAGCGTACCTTTTACTTTGTACCCTGCTATCTCTAGTTCGCACGGAGTTTGATAGTCCACAATGTCAACGCCTGCTTCTCTGAGAACAAGCATTAGTGCGGCCTCTGTCAAGTCCCCAAACAGAAAGCGGAAGACAGAATTGTATTCCATCTCTTCTTTTACGCCATCCCTGTCCAGCATCTGCTGACACATAGGACGACCAAGACCAGACATACGTATGTACCAGTCCCGCTTCTCTCTTTTTAGTTGCTTTGCGGCAGAGGCTTTACAGTCTTCTGTATAGATGCCAAGAGAGACAGGGGAGACATCTACTTCCCCCCTGCCTGCTTTATCTAAAAAGTCTTGAATTTTAAGCAGCGTTAACATTGAAGTCATCTGCTAGGTCAAGGTCATCGTCTGCAAGCAACTTACGAGCTTGGCGGTTTTTCTCCATAACTACGTTGTTATGCTTCTTAACCGTTTCCCCAAACATACCCATCAGTTCCTTGTCGGAATCTGAGATGCCTACCTCACCAGCCAAAGTAGGTACAGGTATAAAATAGGTAACACTACCTTTTTTCTTCCTATCCGTACGAAGAAGGATAGAGCATTTCTGCATTAGCTTCTTCTGGCGTGTAAGGTTGTCGATGAAATCACCAATAGGCTTATAGCCGGACTTCTTAAAGTATGCTACTGCAGGTTCGCTAGTAAGCTCTACCTCAGTACCGTCTGCTGCCTTGAACGAGCCGCTAATCTGACCGTACAAGATTTGGTTACAGGCAACAGCGCGAGAACGCATCAACACTTCTTCAGAGGCAGTTTCCTCATCGTCGCGTGACAAGCGCCCACACTTATTGCCGCCTTCGTCATCTGGAAACTCACCCGACAGGCTTGGTTTCTGTACTGACTTACAGGCAAAAGTGCCTTCTTCTGCGTCCCACAAGCTGTACTCAAACGTACGCAAGATGGGGCGGAAGTTTACCTCAGATGCAAACAACATCTGACCGTTAACAAAGATTTTCCAATCGCCCTTAGTCAGGGGCTGGCCTTCATCCGTATCAGTATCGTAGTTGATACTAAGGCGAGGTAGCCCTGTCCGTTGCGTTTGGTTTCCCTGACCAGATGCCTGCATCAGAGCCGCTTCATCATCATTGCTGAAAGCGGATACGATTCCGTCCAATTCGTCCATTACCGTTAAATCATTAGAGTCCATTTCAATCTCCGTAAAAAGGTGTCGTAGAATTATTCTACAGTTCGACTTCGGATAAGTCAAGCCAATTATGGCCTATTTTTATCTCGATGTCAACGGGCATATCGTATTCTATCCCGTATCTCGCTTTTGCTTCTTCAGGTATCGCTAGCATAGCTTTCTTCATCAACCTGATACAAATATCTTTTTCTTCTGGATGTACGTCCATAACAATCGAATCGTGTACTGTATTACAAATTACAGAATGTATGTTTGTTTCTTTTACATACTGCTGCAAACGTACCAGACACATAGGCAATAGGTCAGCCGTAGCGAAGCCCTGAACGGGGTAGTTACAGATAGCAGTACGATTGGTAGCTGTACCCCACTCTGTCCACCTACAGCCGGGAAATGCGTACTGCCTACCAGACGGCAAACTTATCTGCTGTTCCTTTACTGCCTCTTTCTGTAAGTCCTCGTGCCACTGCGTCACGCCCTCGTACTTCTCTTTGAATGCACGGTAGTAGCGTTGCTGGTTTTCTGTGCCGCTTACCCCACCATACAGAGGCTTGAATGTATGTGCCTTTGCTTCCTGTCGAGTACAGCCGATAACACTGGCGGTGTAGCTATGCACATCTGTACCCTCTCGTACGTCGTTGTATGCCTGCTGGTCTTTAGCTAAGAAGCCTGCCACTCTAAATTCTAGTTGCGAGTAATCCCCTTCCAGTATGTATCCACCATCGAAACGACTTTCGACAACCTCTCTGATTGCAAACGTCGAGCCACGTGGCATATTTTGGAAGTTCGGATTGCGACTCGAAAGGCGACCCGTCGCTGTAATACACTGCATAAATTCTGGATGTATAAAACCTTTTCCGTCCACATTGTTTTTTATCCCGTCAACAAACGTATTCAAGTATGTTTTAAGAGCGTTGTATCTTGTGTATGATTCCACAAACTCTCGTGCATCCCCCTCTAGTTCCACCCGTCTAGATTCCAAAGTATCTTTATCTGTCTTGAACCCTGCAGAGGCAACGTCCATTACATTGCGTGGTACAAGCTTAAAGCCAGCAACCTCGTTAGTCTTTCTGTAGACTACGCCCTTCCCGTTACAGGACTTGCATATTCTAGCTGCTTTGCTGGGCGTACCGTCCTTACGCAGGGGGAATGTTCTACCTACACCATCGCAGTGACTACAGCGATTGCCTTGTGTCTTGTACACTACGTCAGTCAATCCGCGTACGTTTTCTTTGAACTCCCCCATCCGCATACGGGTACGCATCTTAGGCTTTCTAGTAGAGCCTCTTTGTTCTGTTCCTAGATTAAATACTGCAGACCAAAGAGACTTGTCCTTTACCCTTCTTGAATACAGAAGCACAGACCTGTCATCTGCACTAGCCAGATTGACGGGAGTATCCCCCATAGCGTTAGCCGCTAGGGCTAGCAGACGAGTCTCAAGCTCTTCCATCTCTGTCTGATACTGGTGTCGGATTGTTTCTAGTTTATCTAAGTTTACCTTGATGCCATTGTACTCGATGTCTGCCAGTACTGATGTCATCTCTAGTGATAGTTTAAGCGTAGGTATCAGCTTTTCTTGCATTGAATAGTTCCTCGAATGATGTGCCAAAAGCACTTAACTGTTGAAGAGCAACATGCTCTGTGGCCTCTACGTCGGCCTTTCCGTATTCTTCTACGATGTCGTAGGGTATGTCATAAAAGGTATGACCTGAATCAAGATAGGGTTTTACCAAATCCTTTTCCTTCTGTACACCCCCATATTTTTTAGACATGGCATCCAAGCTGAGAGGCCAGCGTCTTGCCTTAGATAGTATGTATTCGGCAACCATCGTATCGTATACTTGTCCGTTGTACGTATAACCGCAAGCCTTTAGCCACTGCAAGTCAAACTTAATGTTCTGACCCACAACAACGTCTGCTATGTTTAGCTGGTCTTGAAAGATACGATGCCCGTCAGTGCTAGGCTCTCTGTCGTTGTGATACATACACAGATAGTTTGTTGGAAGACCTAGCCACTTGTAGCCGATAGATACCAGCATATTCTCAAAGTAAGGCATAGGAGTAGTACTGCCGTTATCCTTAGTTGTATGTGTCGTTTCTACATCAAATGTTAATACTTTAATAGACATTGTGACCCTGCCCGTGTTTGTGAAGTTCTAATACGCTGGACTTGATTGCATGACAGTTCTTACAAAGCACCTGACACTTTCTTACCTCACCCATAAGGTTCTTCAAAGAGCCTAATGTCAAACGAGAGACTGGCTTTATCTTTGTACGAGGGTCGATGTGATCAAAGTCTAGAGCGTATGGGCTTTTATTGTACCCACAATAGTTGCATCCATTCTTAATCTTGTATTTGTTAAGGTGATACTTACGACGATTTCTACGAGCAGTTACCCACTGCACTTTTCTCTGCTTGCTATCCATTAGTAGTAGTACCCCCCGCCTATTTCTATTTGAGCGTTAATCATGCCGTGCCATCCGTTTATCTTATTCTTAGATATGCAGATGTGACGTACAGTATTAGTCACCTCGCTTGAGCCAGTCTTACCGATGCCGATAATAATGTCTGCCTCACCAGCCTTTCCTGTTTTAGAATTATCCATCATAGAGTAATCAAGGAACTGCCTGTCGTGAGCATCGTTACTTGCCTGACTAACTGCCCACACCAGCATTTTATTGCGCTTGGCTATCTCTCTTGCCCGTACGTATGTTTCCTTCAAGCGCTCGTCACCTCTGCTATAATCACCAGATACTCTAAATTTATCTAGTTGGTCAAAAAACATAACGTCCGGCTTGTTCAGCTTGGCATACTCGTCAGCTTCTTCGACACTTGTACCCACAGAGTTTATCATCTGCAAGAAGGGAGCAATTTCATTTCTGTACATTTCTACGTAGGATTTTGTATCCTCTCTTAGCATTTCTCTTGTACACTGATAGTACGACTGAATGATACGTAACTTAATATCCACTGCTGGCTCTTCATTAGCCCAGTACACAACTTTCTTTCCCTGCTTAACGTAACTAGCCGCCAAGAAACAAGAGAAGGTAGTCTTACCTACTTCTGGTCTGGCAAAAATTATACCTAAGTTACCTCTGTATAACCCCGGAATCTCTTCCCCGATAAGGCGAAAGTCAAAAGGGAAGTCAGGTGTCTCTGATTTTGCTTCTAATAGTTGTTCTAGGTCATCTTCTACTAACTCGTAGGTAGTTTTATCACTAATCCTACCATCCTCAACTGATTCGATAAGGTGTCGCAAGTCACCAAAATCTTCACTTTCACCTGTAAAGATAGCGATAGCTTTCTCTCCGATGATCCGCGCCCTGTCTCTTAGCCAAAAGTTATTTAGAATAGACAGATGCAACTCTATGTTTTCAGGATTGCCACCATCAAGCTGCATTATTATGTCCTGTATCTTAGAACGTGTGCTGTCTGGCATAGCAGGGTTCTTATCATTGAACAGGCTGGACAACTCACGCACTGTTATACTTGATTCGTAGTTTGTGTGATAATACACAAGGGTATCATAAATGCTTCTCATGTCACGCTGGAACATATCCCTTTCAAGTATGTTTTTAGCACGACCAAAGAAGTCTGAATTAAGACAGAACCCTAATATCTGTAAATCAATTGATGTAGCTTCCGATGAACTCATCTAACTCTTCCTTTTTCATGTTTTTAATATCTGTACTAAGTACCATCAACTTTGTGGGCAAAATGCCCGATAGTTTCCTGACGATGCTAATTGCTTTATCTGTTGCATCTTTGTCAAGAGCAACAAGCACACGTTTGTATCTTTTTACTGCGTCAACGTGTGTTTCTAAAAGATTTGTACCCATCAATGCTAGGGCTGACGTATGTGAAAATAAAGCGCAAGCAGAAGCACAATCTTCCACAATGACGCAAACATCATGTCCAGTGTCGCATACGAAAGGTATCCCACTGCTTCCATATCTGTACCATTTCGGATTTCTACCATCGAGACTTCTGCCGACAGCATCAACAATCCGCCTTTCTTTCTTAACTAAAAAGACAGCGCGATTTTGTTTGAAATCATACCTGACATCCACAGCGCCAGAAAGGTAAGCATCATAAGCATTTACAGAACGAAGATAAAGTTCTGCATTAACATCACGAGACACACTGACAAACGTATCGGGTATCTCGAAAGGCGAATCGCTATCTTGCTTTTTTATTTCTGGGGTAATAGAACGAGAGAAAGCGTGAGCCGCCTTGTCGCGTGTCAACGATAAAGATAATCTACCTGAAACATTGCAGTCAGCATGGAAGCAATACCACATACGATGTACGCCATCGTCATTTACACTGAAAGTATTCTTACCATTACAAGCTGGACAATCAGAACGAAGCCTTCCGTCCGTTGCAATTTCCAAAGATTCCACATAGTTAAACAGCCAAGCTGGTGATTTCATTTCTCAATCCTCTGTCAAAGACATACCCCCTTATAAACGATATGACAAACTATGTCAAACAGAAAAAGTATGAAATGTACTCTTAATGGAAGAGGGTTAGTAATTTAGTTTGCTAACTGTACTTAGTACGGGGAATGCTGGGGGCTTGACAAGTTCGTTTTTTTCTGTTAATCATTATGTATAACCTGTTAGGAAATCCCTGTAGGGAATATCTTATTATGAAATATATTAATAAAATCAATCCTATAGCTAAACTATTAAGGGATAGTAAGTATCGTAAGCAAGTTATTCCGAATAAGAAAAAGAAAAATAAACCGAATGTAAAAAACTGGCAAAGAGATTACGAAGATGGCAAGACCAAATAAAATCTACGAAGACACGAAAGTTTACAACATGAGCATTTCTGTTGACGACTGGGACAAACTAGCGTACATTGCAAAAGAAGAATCAGAAATACACGGTACGCAAGTTAGCGTGGCTGACATGATTCGCAGTATCGTAAAATCTTATCTGGAAGCATACGAGGAAGTAAATGACTGAAGCGACAAGAGACGAAGATAAATTTAATCTAGAAATATCTGAGCGTGAGTACGACCAAGCATACGAAGTTATTCTGAATGTATCTTCTGCAAGGCTGGGTGAGACAGACAAAGAACTGATAAAGTCTCGCAAGGCAGTAGACTTACGCAGAAACATACA